TAATGAATAATAGAAAATAAAATGCCACAAACTAATATTAAAAATACAATGTATATAGTGAATAATCACATGGCTAATGCACACGTAGAACTGAAAAGACATACACCGTTCTTGTATCATCAACAGTTTAAGTTTAAACCATCATATACACACGATGATGATATTGCCGATATAGATAGAAAATATATCGCACCAATTATCAATGACATTAACTCACGGAAGTTTATGTCATTCGAAACATTGTATAAATACATGCATAAAATTGGGTGGTTCTATAACGGCATTGACATAGACTGCAATCACGTGTTCAGAAACAGCGAGAACCCAACAACACACTTCCATCTGCTTAAAATCGGAGCAGATGATTCGCTGTATGATATGTCCTCATCATTCAAGAAATATAGAATCCTAGAGGAAACAAAACTCCCATATAAGGCATACCCAACAAGGGAATCCTTCTACTTCGGTACACTAGATAGACTAACTGAGGAAGTAAACTACCTCAACAAATATATTGACTACGGAGAAAGAAGCGTAGTGAAACCAATACGATTAAGGGAACTTAAGGAGGGAGATTTTCTACACTTCGCTGAATGCGAAAATCAAGCCACACAAGACCTTATAATTGGTGTGGCAAGAGTCACACACATTGGTCGTTCACACTACTCAAACGATACCAAACTGGCAATCGAAGGTAAGTCAATCGGAAGACTCGATTTCTCAATCCCAGCACTCAGATGGGGACATGGCGAACAAGAAGAATACCTCTATAGATATAACGGATATTCATTCTCATTGTTTATCTCAACAAATAGAGAACTCATGCTCTCTGACTTAAAAGGATACCTAGAGTATAAAGTCGCTGACGCAAGAAACAGAGAAAAACAATACAGAAAAAGACTCAAGGAAGAACAAGCACGTGTGGCTAGGTCAATGAAAAGAACAAATAGATTCGAGGAACAATATAATATGATACAAAATATGCTGAAACCAAGAATCCTAGAATTCATATAATGAACTGACTATAAAAAGAAAAATACTAGGACATGATTAAAAAAATCTATACAATACTAGTACTGCTATTCAACCTAATAGTAAGACGTAAACACTATAAACTACACTTTATAGCTGAAAATGACCCACCTATCAAAAGATGGTACTACGACTTCAAATATTGGGGATTCAACCACGCTAACCTAGAAATGGTAAGTGGGGCTGATAAACTCTGTGAACTCTATTCCAATGGCAAGGACGATGTAACTGTGGACATCATAGCATCAAAGAAACAATTAAATCTATCCCCACAACTCTATGATGAGTTCGTAGCCCAAGACATTATCATAGACGGAATGACACACCAAGGAGATTTCATTAACTCACAACTAGATAAATTCCTCTACGGAAGAACATATCAAAAGGGCTATACCCAGATGTGGATTTGCCCAGTTACATTGTTTGTTCTAGGCAGATACCCAAAATACCTTTATATAAGAAAATAATATGAACTCATGAATATCACAACCATTAAAGAGCTGAAAAAACATATAGGAGAATACCTAGCATTCGAATCACATAACGGAAGCCAAGCTGGATATCGCACCTATACGTGGATTCAAAAACTACAAAAAGTAGGCACTAAAAGAGATAATATTCCACTAGGAGAATCCGAAATATATCACTTGCCATGCTATAGCCTATTCTCAGCAGAAGTGTATCCCCATAATAAACCATATAGTAAAAACATATATGAACTGCACCATACAAACGCACAAGACGTAATCAGAACTCCTACAAAAGAAGAAATGAATAAGTATAGAATGACATGGAGAAAATTTAGAATATTAGGACATGATTAAAATGATAGAAACGAAAATGCGTAACTACACTAAGTTACGCATTTTTTCTCCATATTTTTCATATAATCTTATTTTCTCATCAAACTTATGATTTAATTCCCAATCTTCAAAACAACCTTCTTCTATTTTCTTCTTGGCAATTAGATAGATTTCGTGAGCAGCTTCTTCGTGCTTGAAACACCCTAAATCATAACTCTTCCCTTTGTAACTTATATTAGCATTCCACCTATTTAATCTTTTTTTCCATCTATAACCTTTTGGCTCTTGAGGCTTCGCTATCTCCCAATAAAATCCCTTGTAATTACAATTGCTATACTTAGATAAAGTCTCAGTCTTAACACCAATAGATTTTGCGGCATCTAATATACTATCATATTCTTTAATTAATTCATACTTATTTTCTGTATATTTAAAAACTTTATAACCAATTTGTTTTTTACCTTTATTAATTTCAGAAAGATACTTCTTAATTTCTTCAGAACGTTTTCTACCCCTATTCAATTTAGAACTGTATATGGCTCTACCAATTGAATGTCCTCGATGACAGTCTACTACTTTTCTATAAAACTCTTCGTCAGATACAGAAGAACGCCATTTATCATATTCTTCTTTGAATTTTTCTATTAGAGCTTTTCTTTCTTTCGTGCTTAAACTTTTCCAATACTCTAATGAATGTTCTTTGTGTTTGTTTTTTTCTTCCTCAGATAGATTACCCCATCGTTCTTTACCCCTCTTTCTCATTTCAGCAATAACTTCTTCAGAAAAATCGCAATCACCGCCATTTGTTGAGTTATAACCATTTTTAAATGTATCAAATAGTTCAACATAGTAACGTTCCCAGAAGTTTAAACGCTCTCTTAGTTCATTCTCCTTGCCATCTTTACACCATAAACGTTTAAGTACTTCCTTAGTCCATACATCTTCAGATAATCCATACTTTTTTCGAGCATTGTTTATCTTTTCACCAGCATATGAACCCTCAGTTAAAAAATCTTTTTCTCTTCTTTTTTCATTAACAGTTTGACCAATGTAACTCTTTCCACTTACATTACAAGTCCATTTGTAAATAATTCCTTTCATATTTATAAACACTTCTTATTATAAATATAAAGGAAGGGGACATAAATTTCAATAGTAAGATGCATTTTTTTTTAAAAAAATTTTTCCAGAATTTTTTTGAACATGCCCATGAATAAATTTGGACCACCCCCTTCTCAGAAGACAATTTTTTTCCTGGAATTTATTTACAGAACTGTTGCCACTGTTAACAAGTGTTAAAACTCCCCACCGCCCCACAGGCGACGTAGGGGCCGCCTATGGTGGGGGCACTACCTGCGTATATGTTTCACGTGAAACAAGTGTAATGATATTTTACAATATAAAATGTAAAAAAAGTGGAGAATTAATCCCCACTTTCTTGTCAATATTTTTTCAGCCAAGTTTAGCCATCTTTTCGAGGGCCTCGAATTTAATCTGTCGGATTCTCTCTTCTGTGAGGTCGAATTTCTTTGACAAGGTGTAAGCGCTCATTTCTTCACAACCAAAGCCAAACAGACCGCAGATAACGGCCTTTTCAACATCTTTCAGACCATTCATAAGGTAATTAATCTTTACGCGCATGGATTCCACCTCGCTGAAATTATCGCACTTCATATCGCTTGCGAATGTATCGAGTAAAGTTTTTTCTCCATCCTCATCGTTTGCGAGTGGTGCATCCATGCTTGTTGCGATGTAAGCATTTTGGCGCAAGTGCTTTGGTACTCTTACCACTCTGCTATCATTATCAAGGCCGATATTAATATACTTACGAACAAGTTCAAGTGCCCATGTGGAGAACATTGTTTCACGTGAAACGTCAAATGTATCAACAGCTATACATAAGCCGATTGTGCCGTTTTGAAACATATCCTCAAATGGCATCATTGTTCCGTAGCTTGCAGCGATAGACCAAACAAGTCTAAGATTTGCGTTTATGACCTTATTACGAGCGATTTCAGAGCCTTTTTGTGCCTTGCTGATAAGAGACATTGTTTCAGTATAAGATAGGGGCTTATAGGCGTTAATTTCGCTTAAAAGTTTGTCGATGTTTTCGTTTCTTACAACGTGATTGTTGTTTTTGAAGTTTACTGACTTTGCCATAACCTTTTTAATTTTATAGGGTGAATAACTAATTTCTTGTTTGCGAGTGCAAAGGTAGGCATTTTTTTTGAGATATGCAAGTATTAATACATTTTTTAACTAAAATCATTGTTTTTTTCTTGTTTTCTTACAAATTTGGCATTTTGCTAAAGGTTTATTAACATGAATGTATAATAGATGTTAACAAACTGGTAAAATAGTGATTTTGAATGTAAACGAATGTTAATACTGGTACTATTTTGTAAATTATGGTTAAAAAAAACGCTTAAAATTTGGTAGTATCAGATTTTTTTCGTACCTTTGCATTGTCAAACAGAAATGGTAGACAAAGTGAGATTTTTGATTTATTGATACAATCGGCAATATTGCCACAAAACAATTTAAAACATTCTGAATTATGAGTAAGTTTAATGTTCGTGAGTTGTTAAATGTAGTAGTAGACTTCTTTGAGACAGTTTCAGCGTGCAAGGAGTTTGCAAGTTGCAAATTTGGCTACGGCTTCATTGCTCGTTCCACACCAAAGTTTAGAGCGCCCAAGGCTACGGCAAATGAGTGGTTTAACCTTTTTGGTACGGAAATGCCAAGCATCATCAAGGTAACTAAAGTAACCAACGCGAGAGCCTACGACTACGCAAAGGCAGTCAATCGCCAGTTAGCCAAGCAAGGTGGTGAGACAAACTTCGAGAGTGATTCCATGAGTGGTTATGAGTGGGTAGTACCAAACATCATCAAGCGTACAATCAAGGATGGTTCAATGCAGTTATGTGTTTCATTCAAGGAGAATGACAAGACCAAGTTTGAGACGTTCTACATCGTAGCAAGCGAGAGACCACATTTCGCCACTGACGAAGAGGTAGACTTTATTAAGTCTCACTTGTATGTTGCTCCATGTAAGTCCGTTAAGCAAGTAGCTGCAGGCATCGCTGAAGAAGACGTGATTAACGTGCGCAACTACAAGTTCTCAAACATCATCGCAGTGGGCACAACCCCAGAGATTGAAAAGGTTTGGGCTAACATCGAATAGAATAAGATGGGTGGGCAGTGATGCTCGCCCATTTTTTTGCTCTATTCGTACTTAATCAAGTATGTAAAAAAAGATTTACAAAAAAAGTTGCAGATTTATTTGGCAGATTCAAAATAATTTCGTATCTTTGCATTGTAAACCAAGGATGGGGAAACCTACTTAGACAAGTTTAACAATTAAATAAAGAAAATAATCATGCGTAAGTTGATTTGGTAATTTAGGGAAAATATAGCAATGTAGGTGCAATAGAAGTAATAGGACTGCTGCGAAAGAACGGCAATAACCTATAATCCTACCTCGTTCTAAAGTGCAAGAAGAGTATATTAATAGCAGAATGGCAGCACAGAGAATAATGCCTACAAAGGGTTTGGAAGTAGCCTATTCAGTGGTGATGATACTATTCCACAATTTTAATATCGAGAAGGTCAAGCACTTACAAAAGCGGTGCAAGGTAGAAAGCATGGGCAATGGCTTGTGTAGTTGGTGGTTCGAATCCATCCCTTTTCGCAAACAATTGAGAATTTCTGTTCTGAAGTCATATATCGTGTTTTTAGGTGAATATGGATGGGTTATGTCGTGAGACATGACCCATTTTTTTTGTTGTACTTTTTTAAGTCTTATATATACAGAATATGCTGACTATCCTCACGGACAATCAGCACTCAATTCGTTTCAATGAATATAACGTTGTTTATTTTGTCATTGCTTTGAGTTCAGCCTTGATGCGCTTTGCTGTCTCACCTCTCCATGTTGATGCGTTACCGAGGAAGTAAAGCACGATACTCTTAGCCGAATCAAACATATAGTTGTCGTTGATGGAATCGAGCGTAGCCATTGCATTGAGGTATGGCTTTGCACCGAAATGGACGTTTTTCCAATCGTTCTTGATGTCACGTGCAATCTCATAGAGAGGACGTGTTGTTGCCTTTGTTGTTGTCTTTGCCATAATCTAAATCTGTTATTAATTGTTTTCTGTGGTGCAAAGGTACGAAAAAAAATTGAATTGACAAAGGAAAAATAAGATTTTAACATGAAATTAACTAAAAAATGCTATATTCTTAATAAAGGTTAAGAAATTTGGTTATTTCACTGGAATTTCGTACCTTTGCATTGTAAAAACAAAGATGATTATGAAACAAGTAGCAAAAGATTTCGCAAAGAAGTTAGGTAAGTATGAATACCAAGAGTTAGCAAATAGCTTGCTTGGTGTGAAGTTTATGCAAGCCTTTAAGGATTTGAACGGATATAATCTTGATGAGGTCGAGGGTTTCTTCGACTGCAATTACAAAGATATATCGCTGACAATTTGGCGTACCAAGTTTGGTGGTTGCGAGTTGAATCCATCGTTTGATGTATGGCACGGAGAGATTTCTTCACCAATATGTGATAACGTAACAATAGACGATTAATATGGCACAGATTAGATTGCAATATCAAGTGAAGAAACCCATTCATCTCTTTGACACAGATACAAGAGAGAGATATGAGGTGAAAGAACTGATGCACACATGTGACCCTAACAAGTCAGATAGAGAGAATCTTGATGATGCGTTCTGCAAGGCATGTGAGTTAGGTTGTGACCCTAACAAGCAAGTTAGATGGAGTTTTATTTAAATTGAAAGATAATATTATGGATATTACAACAGAGATTAACAAGTTAAAAGCAGTTGCCAAGGAGAATGGTTTGGAAGTGAGGTTTCGTGACCATAAAACCAATATGGGTGATTTCTGCATCTTTATCTATGATAAATCTGTAAGAAAATCATATATGGTTGGTTATGATGGAAATTGGGATAGTAAAACCTTGCCGTTTGATGTATGTCTGCGTTCAGCATATAATTGGATTGAGAAGCGTGATAAACGTTATACCAAGGTAGATGGTATGTGGGTATATAATACGCATTTAAATCAATAATAGTTTGTACTTATTTAAGTCATTAGAATATGGAAGGAATTATGCATCCAAGTTTTTACAAGTTAACTGATGGTCATAAAAAAGAAATAATTGCGGCTATCATTAAAGAGGGAATAAAACAAGATTATTATTACATTTTAGGTGTATATAGCAATGAGGCAATAATAAAAGATATTGATGAAAACATCAAACAGATTTTATTAACTAAACGTTTGCATCGTGTTAAAGCAGTTAAATATCACTATAAAACCAATAAGTTAATTGCATTAATGGACAACAATCATGAGTTTAAATGGAATCAATTATATAAATTCCAAAGAGAGTGGTTATACAATGCAATTTGTAGATGAATAAATAAGGGGTAGGTTGTTAGCCTATCCCCTTTTTGTACTTATTTAAGTCTATCAATACATTTCAAAGATAAAGTATTGTGTTTCCACTCCATGAGATATATTGAACAAGTCTGTCTCAATCATATCCATCAGCCTTGCATAGTCCAACGTGAAGTCGAAATGGAAGTTTCCTAATGGTGTTATTAGTCCATTGAGAAACACCAACATCGAATATCTTTTCCCATCATATCGCATATATACATGACTATATTTCTTGGCAAAGTTACCATTGCCCTTGAATGTCATTGTTCTCACACCATTATCAATGAGTGTCTGCTTAATTAGTTCTTGATATAAACTCTTTGTTGTTGTCTTTGTCATAATCAATTTATTTTAATTGTTGACGCAAAGATACGAAAAAAAACCGAGATAACCAAAAGATTACCTCAGTTTTAACAATTATTTAAAGAGAATCAGATTATGCCCAACATCTTGCCCTTGCCTTTGCACTCATGTGGTCTCCGTATGAGAATGGGTCAGTGCCCTCGTCAGCCATCTTCTGTAGTGTTCCAATGACATCTTCCAACTGACTAATGGCTTTCAGTGACTTGTGTGCAAGTGTTTGCAATCCCAATCTACGACCTTTGCCATTGATGCACTCATGGTTTTTATGCGCTTCAAGCAGTCCACTCTCAGCAGCACCCTTCATGATGTCAGTGATATGGGTCTTAATGTCTTCGATTTTCCATGCAACCTTTTCCACATACTGATATGCAGCCTTTTCGTTGCCCTTTGCCATGTTCTGAATATCATCAACCAATCTTTCGAGTTCGCTTATCTTAACACGGCAATAAACGAAATGTGGGCGAATCTTTCTATGTTGGAGAATTTCATTTGCAATTGTGCCCCACATTCTATACGCATGGTCATAATATGATGACATGGATTTTAGAATTGTAATTGGCTTCAATAGTTTATTAATTTCTTCTGCCACAATGTCAATTTCCTTTGCCTCTTTCTTTGCTTTCTTGGGCTTGGAGAAGTCAAGGAAACGCTTCTTACCTCTGCGTTCCTTTTGTTTTGCAGCTACTTCTGCTTTCCATTGCTTAATGGTTTTCTTCTCACCATTTACAATGATGTACTCGTTTTCACTTACCTTTGCCATAATCTTATAAGTCTTTTAAATAGTCCATAATTGAATAAAGATGCTCAAGTGCAATCTCTCTCTTTTCTTTCTCTGTAATCAACTGCCACAGCATAGTACGGAGAGCCGTAGAATCGAGTTCATTGATATTGTGAACTTCGTAGTTCTCATCAACGCAATAAACTGAATTCCCTTTCTTGAAAAGCTCCTTAAATACACGCTTTTCAGTATGCTTGAAGATGCCAACCTCCAGTGTTGTCTCCACGTGTTTCTTAAGTTTCACCTTGCCATTGGCACGTGCATCCACTTTCTCTTTTATGAGTTTTAAAGTTTCTGTTTTTGTAATCATAATCTAAATCTCCTTTATTTGTTATTTATGGTGCAAAGATACGAAAAAAAATTGGAATAACCAAGGATTATCCCAATTTTTTTTATTAATCTGTAGTAATTTTCTTCTTTAAGAGTTCTTGTTCTGTCAAATCCACAAAGATTAACTCTTTTCTCGCCCTTGTAATGGCTACATACTTCAAGTTCCATTCTTGTTTTTCTTGCCACTCCTTTTGCTGGGGATATTTCAAAGGTAACTTATTGGGTAATAATATCAGCACCCTATTAGCTTCTAGTCCTTTGCTCTTATGCGCAGTGGATAAGGTCACTGCATGCTCAATCTTATCATCAGTAAACATCTTATTGATATAAGATTTCAACTGCATGGTATCTTTGATTGAATACATACATATATTCTCAATGCACTTGCATCTATCCTCTAAGTTGAGATACTTCATAGCATTCTTTGCTGTTGCTTCATCACACTTTCTTTCCTCTCTGATAACGTTAATCATCTTCTTCTTTTCATCTTCAAGATATTTCAATACCTCTTGGATGTTCTTTGTGTTCGCATTTTCAATGAGGTTTTTAAGGTCTTGTGCAATGTCCTTGCCCTTGACAACTGCTGTAATGCCACTCTCAATCATTTTCATGCAGAGACCTACAAGGGGAGCAGATGTCCTACATAATACCATATCGTCCTCTCTGAACAGAGATTTATTAAGTTCCTTGGTATGATATATCTCACCCTTAATTGCGCCCTCATGAGCCTTTATTTGAGGTACAATTTGTTGTGCAAGTGCAATCATGTTTGTGCCACAACGATAGTTCACAGACAAAGGTAGTTCAATGGTATCATCTTGCATGGCTATTTTGTCAAAAGAATTGCAATCAGCACCAGCGAAACCATTGATGGCTTGGTTTCTGTCGCCAACTGCGATAAATCTACCATTCCTTGCAGCGCATAACATCAGTTCTCTTTGTGCCCTATTAAGGTCTTGACACTCGTCAATAAATACATATTTGTATGATGGGATTGCTTCTTTGTGAAACAATGGCAACACAATCATATCTGTATAGTCAATGGTTAAATCCTTTGGCATCTTATAAGCATCAGCAAGCAATATATTACATACCTCAACTTCATCGAAGAGTGTAAGAAGATTATGTTCATCACATAGTTCTCTCAACTTGGATAAATCCTTATCGCTGTGCTGAATAAGATTAACCCTTGCAAGTGCATATAACTTAGCCACATTACAACAAAATCCAAATACCTTTGCAGCATCTGTATTTGGGGTTATAATCCTTGACAGAGAATATACATTTTGTTTCACATACTTCTGATACTTCCAATCATCTACCTTAACAAACATCTTGTATTGGGGACAATTATAATACCTCTTCAATACATGAAAGCCAAATGCGTGCAATGTTGAAACCTCTGCATAACCTTTTAATTTGGTCTTTAATTCCTCTACAATGAGTTTATTAAATGCAAGGAATATAACATTGTGTTCATTCTCTCTCAATCGTTTGCAAGCGGAAACAATGGTTGTGGTTTTGCCACTGCCAGCAACGGCATTAATGGCGATGTTCTCACTACCATTCTCCACTGCATCGAAAATGTCCAACTGATAATCTGAATATTCTAATCTCTTTAACATAACGTTTGCAAAGATACGAAAAAAAATTGAGATAACCAAAGATTATCCCAAGTTTTTTTTAATCATGCTATTCTAACCACCATACACTTTTCAGCACCCCAATTCTTATAAGTACCAACAGAAAGCGTATTGATAACCCTTATTTCATCATCTGTGAATGTACCATAATAGCGCATAGCCTTTGCAATGGATTTGGGAACACAACGTACAACATTTGAAGTGTAGTCACCCTTTTCATTAGGGAAACCAATCAATTGAAATACTTTTCTCCCCTCGTTGCCCTCTGTACTACTCACAATGCGAGACAAATGCTCAATGTTTTTTCTTGCCATAATTTAATGTTTTTAATTGTGATGCAAAGATACGAAATTATTTTGAATCTACCAAAAAAATTAGTAGAAATTAACAAAAATAACTTTGGGGGTGAAAGCCGAATTGCTCCCACCCCTTTCGACAAGAATCAGTAACAATTAAAAAGATTAGATTAGATTGTTGGTAAGCACGGAATCGGACCGCTCAAGTTGCTCTATAGAACAGAGCGCAGTACAAGCCATTACTACAATTACTTACCAATTTGTTGGTAGAGCGAGATTTGCACTCACGAAGCCACCGAAGTGACACATCAAGCACGAACTTGATGCCCATTTGTCTACATCAGCCTTACAACTGTTCTCCTCTGGTATCTACCAAAAGGTGGTTTTTTTACTTGTCCACCGCAAGCAATATCGTTAAAAACAAGGTGTTCTCCGCTGAGAAACTTTTTTATGGTGTTCTCGTCTTCTTTCTAATGCCCTCACATCTTGAACTATTCAGAGGGATTTGTTCTCCATTTAAACCTTGTTATGTCTATCGTTTCATTGACAATGCAAAGATATATTTCTTTTTCCTAAATCCAAAATTTTCTCATAACTTTTTAACATTTTTTTTAAATTTCAATATTTTCAATCATATCAAACACGTGAGTGAAGATAGAGGCAAACAGCATTGGCTGATATGTTTTTAACTCATTCAAAGAAAAATCAAATGTTTTTTTATCCCCATCATAAGTACCAATAAACCAACATTCAACTTTGAAATCGCTATTGACACGAAGACATACAAGTTTAGCATTAGTTGGGCAACACCCACAGAACTTGATGCCTTCACTAATAGGTTTCGGCAAATTTGGGAAATATTCAAACTCTTCACCATTGAATTCACCCTTTGCAACGATGAACATCGCAATTAATTTCTCAATTCCTATTGTAATTTCTATATTCATTTTGCTTTTGTTTTTGAAATTGAATGTCTCTGCAAATTCTTGTTGAAATCTGCCTTAACTTGTTTCATTGTTCGCCTCTCTGTTGGTTTATACTTTGGATGATACCAAGGATAATCTTCTCTATCTTCTCCCATATTCTAATAAATTGCTTCAATTGACACCTTTGATTCATCTTTCCCACGTAGGGTTATCATGAAAACCATATTGCCCCTTATCCATTCCTCTGGGGTTTTCGTATCAATCGTCCTCTCCCCATTTGTCATGTCATACTCGGCAATAGTTTCGCCATCATATTTCATCAGCAACTTATACTTGTCGTGCTTCTTGTCAATGGCTTTGACTTTCTTAGCCAATTTCTCTAAAATAACACTCATAAACCCTAATCTTTAATTGTTTAACGATGCAAAGATACGAAATATTTTTGAATTAACCAAGAAAAATCTCCATTATTTTACATAGAGATTTTCAAGTTTGCAATTCATAATGTCTCCATCACGATGATATATGCGCTTTGTGCCCCACATTTCCACTTCTTTATTGAATGTGGTATACACAACCTTTGCAAGTGAATACTCACAAGTTGTACCATGATAGGCATGATAGAGCCATACTTGTGGTCTACGATGTGACTTCGTAGGATTGGTCTTTAGTATACGACCAGTGTTACGATTGCGCACCCTACCCATGTTTGATACCTCATACAAACTATTCCAATTGATTCTTCTCCACTCTTCCATAATTCTTATTTATTTTCTATTTCATTATAATAAAACTTCTCAATCCTATAATGCTGCTTAATCATTTCGCATAGCAACTCACACTGGCTAAGAGTTACATCGTAATGGTCACGAATGTAGTCAGAAAAATACTCATAAGGCGAACTACTATCTCCAATACGGCCATTCCATTTCTCACCAAATGTTTTGATAATCTCAGCAAATAACTTGCTTGTCTTGTTTGTTTGTTCTTTAACCCATCCCATAATCTTTATCTTTTAATTGTTATTATGCCCAACGTCTCCAATATTCTTTTGCTCCAAGAAAACCAAAGTATTCACGAACACGATGTTGTGTTGCGTCACCATCAGCAACATTGAATGTGGCTCTCATGTCCCACTTCCCACGTTTCTCAACTCCATTGTTAAACACCTCACCGATAAGGTTTTCCTTTGGAGTTTTCCAAATAACGAGTAAAGCCCCATCATTTTCTCTTTTAAACATTGAAATCTTAACCATATCTAATCTCTTTTTATTTGTTGATGCAAAGATACGAAAAAAAATTGGATTAACCAAACGATTAACCCAATTTCTTCCTGCAATTTA